GGCTTTAGCTCAGGTTCTATAATTTCTTTATTGGCAACCGGACCTCAAGAAAAATATTTACTAAGTGATGACCCCAAGAATTCTAATTTTAATTCTGAATTCATGAGACACACAAATTTTGCAATTTTTCAGAGAATATACGCCTTCCCCAAGCCCAATCCAGTGTATCAAGGACAGACGGTCACACTCGAACTTAGGCCGACAGAGATGGGTCATCTTCTTTCGAATATGTATTTAATAGTAAAATTACCTGTCGGAACGTATACACCACATGTGGGCCGCGCTTTGATAAGCAAAGTGGAGCTCTTGGCGAACGAGACCGTCCTTGAGACTCTTTATGATGACTGGTATTTTATTAGGGATCAAATGTTCCTGAACGCGGACGAGATCGCGGCTCTGTATAAGGCGATCGACACGAACAATCTTGTTATTCCTCTAGAATTCTTTTTCTGCCGTCGAAAGACCAAGAGAATGCAAAGGCCCTACCTCCCTTTGTGTGCAATGTTGAACCAAAAATTATATGTCCGATTCACATTCAACAAGAACACGTGGTGGTCCGCTCCGGGTTCAGGCTCTAACCTAGATTTTCAGTCAATACAATTAGTAACTGAAGAAATTTTACTAGAAAATGAAGAACGACTCTATTATCAAACGGTTCCTCAGAAATTCATTGTAAACAAAATAGTGAAAGATTCAGTTTCTACATTTAATAGCGCACTTATGTCGGTTCCGTTGACGGCAAATTATCCCGTAGAAATGATAGCATGGTTTTTTAGAGATAAAAATTTCGAAAATGTCAGCGATCCCAGACAATATGTAAACAGATACAGATATGGGTATTCGACTCAATATATTTATACTAATAATACACTCAATTTCCCCTCCGGGTCCCTAAACTATATAGACGTGGTTGACAGCGCCAAGTTGACTCTCAACAACACAGATATATGTAGCACATTTAAAGGTTCTTTATATTACTCATTCAAACAACCCATAGAACATGGGTTATCTATTCCGTCAAATGGTATATATACATACTCCTTTGGACTGAAACCAAAGGAGTATAATGAAGGGGGCTTTATGAATTTTGCAAAATTAAAATCAAATATTACATTTCTTACTCTTAATTTATTACAGCAATATAAGCAACAAATTTATTCATATTATAATTTATACATATTCTATTATTGTGTGACCCTACTCACGTTCGAAGAGGGATTCGCGCGGGTTCCACTTCTTTGAGAGCGTCAATTATACCATTACTCAACACCCACCGAATAAAATTGAGCTGACCACATGTCGTCTTGAGACCCTGAAAGTCTATGCGCTCTGTTCGACAAAAGGGGTCAAACAGCTTCTTGGAGTAGCCGTCCAAGCTGGACTTGTATGCAACGTGGACCGTGAAAAATTTTCCATTTGGTGCAGTAAAAGTCGTCTGATTATTCTTTGAATAATTTGTCACGAACCATTCAAGCTTTCGCAGAGAAGGTCCCTTTCCTCTTCCGAGGATATCATGGAGCTTCTCGCGATTTTCGGGCACGTCATAAAACTTGGAAAGGCTCGTTAATAGCAATTCTGTCTTTGACATTTGTTTATAAATTCATCAATTCTCTAAGCTTACCAAGGTGTCTCGACCCTTTCTACGGACCGTGGGACTTGCGGAACCTGGCTTTGATGAAATTTACAATACCCATTCTCTTGTGGAGTTTTCAAGCATCTTTTCTTGCTCTTGAGAATTCCAGAACAAAAATGGCCTCCGTCCGAGCCAAAATCTTTTATGAGACGCTCGAGAGGTAAATCATAAGTTTTAGCGACTCTCTCTAGTAACTGATTCGTCCATAGCGCCTTGCGCCGAGCAAAGTCCTCTTCGATAATTTCGATGAGCTGTTTCTCCATACCTAAGAAGGGTTGGAAATTTTTAAGGCCCCAACGAACTTTGCCAGGAAAGCTTTTCGGGCTTGCGCTTCAGCCGAGCTCGCAATCTCGCGGTCGGCCGCCTTGAGCGCCTCAACCTCTGGCGATTCCGAGACGCTCTTGAGAAACTTCTTGTTGAATATGGTGTCCGCATTGACCAAAGGTTCTAAAAGGTCCTGGACCGGATTCTTGAATTGATTCGTAAAGTAATACTGATAGTCAATCAGGACCCCGTTTGCCTTTACAAATTCAGGGTCCTCGGCTTTTTCGAACATCTTACCGTCGCCCTTTACGATAACGAACGAAACGCGATCACCCTGCTGAGGCTCTGACCCGGGTGCGCGCTTCCTGATTTTGTCACGAACAGCCACATGGGCCATGGGAACCTTGTAGTCTGCCCCGAGCTGCTTACTCATCAAGAGCTTCTCGATAGGAACCTTCCCGCCCATCAAAGTCCGCGCCGCGCCGCGAGCCGTCTCGATGACCGGACGCGGGTCGTTCGATTCTAGGACCATCTCGAGGAGCGTCTTGAGCGTCTCGCGCACGAATGGACAAATGTCACGCCTTACGACCTGCAGACCCTTGACATCGATCTTCTTGAAAACGCAAGAGACTGTTCCATCCGGAAGATTCTTACCCTCATACATCTTGGCCGCGTAACGCTTTTTGCTATAGAGGAAATATGGGCAATAAACTTTCTCAAGTTCAAGATCGTTCGGAGCCTTGAAAAGCTTCGTGCATTGTTCGGCCGCGAGCGAACCTTGGGCCCAGCTGTAATCGAGGGCCTCTTGACCTTTACGACCCTGGACGTCAAATTCGACCATTACTGAGTCCGTGTCACCATATCGAACCTTTGCACCCGGGAAGTTCTCCTCGACATAATTCTTCGTCTGCTCGATCATTTTCCGGCCTTGCATAGTCACGGTCGAGGCAATCGCGACCAGGGGCAACATCCCCTTTGAAGCACCCGTGAACCCATAGATGCTATTCATACTAATTTTGTAAGCCAACTGCTGACCATTGTAAATAGCTTCCATAGGTGTTCCCTCAGTCTGGGCCATCAGTTTCTTTGCCTTTTTTCTGAAAGCCTTTAGATCCATCAAAATCACGGGCAAGAGAGAAGGGGCCGGAGCCTGCGCAAACCTGTGTGGTCCAAACTGTTCATAGGTCACTCCGGGCAAATTGTCGTATTTGGGATCCATAACGAGCGTAGAATAACAAAGATTATGAGCGCACATAATGCTCGGGTATAGGCTCGCAAAGTCGAGCGCAGTAATAGGACCATAATAGGCTCCGGTCTGTGCCTCGAGGACAGTAGCACCTTGGTAGTCACTCTCGACCCCGCCCTTCGGAACTCTGATTGTCGGAATAATGAAATTGAGCTCTTGAGCCTTTTTGGCCATCTGACTGAACACCTTGATCTGCTGGCCCCGCTCGCTCAGAAAAGCCAGAGGGACCCAGCACGCCTTGGCCATCTCTATCTGGTTCTGAATCTGACACAATTTATCCATTAATTTGTGAGGAAGGACCGTATCCTGAATACAATATTCGGCAACCTCGCCAAGCCGCTTAGGGTCGCCCTCGGCGAAACGACTAAAAATTTCCTTGACGGGCATATCATTTTTCTGATCCTTCAAAAAATGCTTAGAAACATTGTTCAGACTATAGGACTCGAGTTTGTGCTCGCGTTTTACATCTTGAAAAAGATCAAAGACATACCGACCCTTCATAGGGACCATCTTGAGCTGATTATTTCCAAGAGCGCTCGAACTCAGATTCTTTTCGACGAGTTCTGCAACCTCGCCGCGAACACGGCCCCATACCGGGCTCAGACCACAATGAATCGTGGCCCGGACAATGAGATACTCTAGATCGAACCCGAAGATGTTCCAACCCGTGATTATATCTGGATCATTCAAAACCAGATATTTCTGAAAGGCCTCAAGGAGCGCGCGCTCGGTATCAAAACTCTCGCAATCGGGCGCGTCAGTCTGCTTCAGACACAGGCACTTGCGTGTGATTTCTTCAGAGCCAAAGTGCCTCGTAGTCATTCCAATCTGAAAAATGACATCGCTGCGGTTCTTGGGATCTGGAAAAGCGCCCGTGCTCGAATAACACTCTATGTCAAATGACATAATTTTTAGGGGCGCGATATCATCTCGGGCCAAAGGCGTGATCAGGCGCCAGCTCGGTGCCCAGAGATTCACCTCGCACGAAGACCCTACATCCGGCTCACACAATCCAGGATCTATCCATCCGGTCGACGAAATTCCGGTCACGTGCATAAACCGCAATACAGGGTCGATATTTGCCTCGTAAACTTTACAGCCTGAAAATTCAGGAAATTCGCGATTTTCGACAGAGTATACACAATTTCGCATAGCTTTGTGTGTTTTGAATTCTATTCTGATAAATCGAGAAAGTTCTCCATTTTGGAAACCCCAGAGGTCTTTTGCCCGAACGACCTCGACCTTCGTGAGGCCTTTCCAGAATGTGCTTTTTATGAACGGAGCGAGGTCCGAACTTGTTTTAATATAGAAATATGGGTTGAATTTCGTTCCCAAAGAAACTGACCGGCCATCGCTCGAACGTCCAAAAATTCTGATGGTGAATTGCTCATCATTATCTTGACCGTCCCAAGCGATTGCCTGGAAATTCATTTAATTTATTAATGCTTGAAAGCTTTAAGCTCCAGTGGAACCGAACCCCTCTGCGCCTCGCTCGGTTGGCGGAAGCTCGGTGACCTCCGTCACGTCGACCGTCTCAAACTTTTCGAGAATGAGCTGTGCGATACGGTAACCAGGACGAATAATGAATGGCTGGACCGCATCCAAGTTCTGCAGGACGACCTTGATCTCACCGGTATAATCAGGGTCGACAACTCCTGCAAGGGTGTCCAGGCCGTGCTTTACGGCCAGTCCAGAGCGAGGTGCAATGCGACCGTAGGTTCCTGGAGGAAGGCCGACAGAGATTCCGGTCGAGACGACCACACGACGGCCTGGCATAATGACGTAGTTGTCAGTGCTGAATAGATCAAGACCGGCAGATCCAGGCGTTGAGCGAGTTGGGATAACCGCCGAGGGAATGAGTCGGGTGACATTGAGTGCCATTGTGTCATTTAAAGGTTCGTAACCTTTAAATTATAAATGGCCGGGTTCCATGTTGGAAAATGAATCTGCCTCGCGACATTGTCTGGTTAGAGAAATGAGTTTCTATAATAGAATGAGTTTACCTTGTTTGTTACTGGATGTGGACGGTGTCATCATAAGAGATCGCCTGCTTATGAATCACGTGAAACATAACGCGACTCGATATGTAAAAAATAAGTTGCCCGATTGCAAAGATCCCGTTCTCCTGAACAAACACCTGTATCTAGCATACGGTCACACCGCGGTCGGACTTAACAAGCAGTTTGGGATAGACGTGAGTGATTTCAACACTTGCGTTTATGACAAAAGTTTAATGACCCATCTTGCCGAAGTTTTAGAGACACCTACATTTCAGGATGATGCGGAAATTATTAATGATTTGATTCTGAATGGATGGAATGTGACTCTTTTTTCAAATTCACCGTTTCAGTGGGTCCATAGGACGGCCTTGGCCATCAGCGACAAGTTGTCTATTCGGTGTCCGGGAGGAAATCCATCCGTCGCATATTTCAAACCTAACGTGAATTTCTTCAAGGAATTCGACACGTGCAAACGTTATTACTTTGTTGACGACTCGCTCAAGAATCTCGGGGCGGTCCGAAACATGCCAAATTGGACGCCGATCTATTTTTATGATGAAATAAAAGATAACAATTTGTGGTGCCCCCAAGTTTCCTCGATTCACGAGTTGGCCATTTGGTTGTCAATTTCCAGAATCCCGGGAAATTCTGTATAATATATAATCCAAATCCAAAAATAATGTTTCTATATTTTTTGAAATTATCTTTTGGTAAGAGAAATTTGGTTCGATTTCTTTGGCAAGACCTTCGAGAAGTGTATAGGATCGTAGTATAGTGAGAGTCGTAGCGTCGAGTTCGACCGGAACCTTGCTCGCCTTTTCTTGCATTTCGGGTGAGGATACACTAAAAGATGAAAGTTCAAGAGTTTCTAGATATTTGAAAAATTGTTCTATAAAAACGCGTGTAACATCGCGGTCTCTGATAGTCATACCCATTCGGATCATGTTATCCAAGACCTCGTCGACGTTGGAAGTCTGAACCCCGTATACAAAATCTCTTATGGCTGTCTTATATTCGGGTGTAATTCTAATTACATTTCCAAAATCATAAATCACGAGGGTCCCTTTGTCCGTCACACCGACATTGCCCGTGTGGAGGTCTCCATGAATTACGCCCTCGTATAGTAATTGTTCTAAAAACATATTAATTAATCGGTCAGCCTTGAACGGATTTCTGATTCTGTTGCTCGGCACGTAGTCCATGGCTATAACATCATTGTTGGAAAACTTGGAGTAAGGTCTCGGGACGATCACATCTTCGCGGTCCCTGTAAACTTCCCGAAAGGTTCCTATATTTAGTAGTTCGGTCCGAAAATCAATCTCGGACATGAGACTTCTTTCAAATTCATTGAACCACTGGGTTACGAATTCTGTTTCAAAATTAGGAATGAATTGAAGAATCTTGAGGCCATCTTTTATAATCTTTAAATCTTCACGTATCTGAGTTTCTATTCCGGGCCTCTTGAATTTAAGAACTATCGAACGGTCCTTGAGCCGGGCCCGGTGGACCTGGGCGACCGAGGCGCATGCGATGGGGTTCGGATCCACATTTGTTACACCCTTTGGTATTTTTGATTCAAAATTGGAAAAGTCTATAGGGGTCACCTTGTCTCTTAGGGGCGCGAGGTCTTCCGAAAGTTCTTTGCCAAATATGTCCGATCTGTTGGAAATAAACTGACCAAGCTTAATTCCGACGGGTCCTGAACCGTCCAGAGCGGTCCGTAGCCATTTGCCGCGGTCCTTGGGTGGAACGAACCTGAGACCGAGACCGATCTCTAGTGGTCGAACCACACGAGGTGACCACATTTAACTAGTTATTGTGAATATTTTATTTTCTTATATTAACCAATGAACAAATACAGGGTCGGGACAGTCCGGCAAGGAGCCGACCGTGCAGGACGCGCTGTATATAAACAGGGATATTTTGGAGAATATTTCACTTTATTCAATGCAAAAAATAAAAACGGAAGATTTATGCGCTTTCCTGTGAAGGTGTCGAATATAAACTTCATGAACTCGGCTCGGCCAATTTTGAAACGAAATACGGGCCTCAAGACTGTGAACGGGATTCCTATAATAAAAGGATTTTTTGGCGGACTGAAAACTATAAATGGAAACACCGTATACAAAGGTCCGAGAGGCTACACAACAACCCGCCCGGCTCCGTTTGTAAAACCTATAGGTCGGACTAAAAACACTGGACAGAACGTCATCGCCACCCCCTTTCACGGTTTCCGGACTTCCGGCAACTATCGACCTGTAATAAAAAATCGCGCCAATGGCCAGTTTAGGTTAATGACCAATCAAGAAAAGAACTATTATCAAGGATTTACTCCGAGATTTCAACTTCGACCTCCTCCTCCTTGAGTTTGAGAAAACCCTTGAGCATCTCGGTCTCATCCTTGGCCGTCTTCTTGAGGGCCTCGTGAATCTCGCGGAAAGTGTCCATCCGCTTGGACTCTGCGATGCGGCGGGCGCGCGCGAGGCGCTTTGGGAGCTGGAAGGGCGCCGGCTGGGGCTGAGAACACGCACGAATCATCATTTAATATAATATAACTAATTTTTCCAAATGCCCTTGCGCGGTTCCTTAAAATTCATGTCATGTAAAAGTTAGCTTTATGCAGAACCAGAGGTTTTAAAAGTCAAAATGTCAGTCAGTGAACTCGCAAAGGTTCTTGGTGATATCGAGGCCTGTCCTGAGATTGAGCCCGGGGAGATCCTCAACTGGGGTTATCTCGAAGACCGACACAAGCTGATTCAAGGGGCCGCTTCTCTGGCCGATGCGCTTTTGACTCGCGATGACGGTCTTAGAAATTATGCAAATGAATGTGAACTTTCACGCGCCGGATTCAATGTTTTTTGCCTTGAAAAGGATGGCTTTGGATGGCTCACTGGAGGGATAAACACGAGCAAGGGAGTTATCGCTTATGGTTAGGGCCCCTTAGATTATTGTCCGGATCGAACCGTGTAATATACCAAGCCTTCGGGGCTTTCTTTTTAGAAATTAAAACAAATTTGTATACACGGGCAGTGGCCCACTGAGGCGCCGTCGCCCCCGGTCTGCTTCCGCCAGTCTTCCACGCCTTGAGTCCCCTATTGTAGACTGTATTGAGAGTAGAGAGGCTTATTCCGGTCTTGCGAGCTATGGCACTTTTATTGAATTTTAGTCCTGGCCAAGTCTTGTGAAAGAGCTGGGTCCACTTGGACTTCTTTCTGGTCAGACCCTGGTCGGATCGTTTCAATTTTAATTTAAAATAGGGAGTCGTCCGCCTCTGGAGAAGTTCCTTTTCGCGCACAAATTTCATGGGCTTCGAAAGTCCCGTGAAATATCTTTCGGGCCATTTCCGTCTGAGCACAATGTGTCGAGGGTGCATTTAATATAAGTTCCCTTATTTTTTTGATGACGGCCTAAAGATATTTACCTTGTAAAATATAATGGAACTTGGCGCGCTCGATAATACTGGTGAATATTGCCGACCAAGTCTCGCATCCAAAGATAGCTTCTATAGTTGTGCAGATTGTGGGGAACGCGTTATATTGCGCAAGGGATCTATCCGCCGTCCCCATTTCGCACACTGTTCGAAACGTGAATGCACATATTACGAACACCCGAACGAAAGCCAGATTCATAAAGATGCGAAATATAGACTTTCTGAAATTTTAAAAAATAAATTACCATTTTCAATTTGTCATGATTGTAATAACCCGCATTGTGGTGGTGGTGGCGAAGTGGAAATGTTTTACAAAGACGGAGACTCGGTTGTTGTTGAATATCGCGATCCTCATGGAAAATATGTCGCTGATGTTGCTGTTATAAATTCCGAAAAACCCAGAATTATTTTTGAAATTAAAAATACTCACAGAACCACGACGGTTCGCCCGGAACCCTGGTTTGAATTTGATGCCCGTGAATGTTTTGAAGAGGATCAAATTGTCTTCACCTGTGTAAGGAATAACAAAGAGTGTATTCGATGCAAAGCTCTGAAAGAACATTGGATAAATAATGTCCCGAGTATGAAACCATATTTTGGAGATGCTTGGAAACAACCGAGACCTTGTTTAATTTGTAAACGCGAAAAATATAATCCCGTCTGGAGCAGAGGTTACCGAACACTTTGTGGAATCTGTCTAGAAACTGATTACGATATTTTGAAATCTAAATTCAGCCTCAAAGGGGCTTGGGCCGGTAGTTAAAATTCGTGTCATGTGAACGTCATGCAATTTGAAAGTTAAGAACAACCATCCAACAAGATAATGGACTTCAAGCCACCTTCTGGCTGGCGCCGGACGCACGTGCAAACAGCACCCAAATCTTCAAAGAAGGGCCCTTCGGGCTATACTCGTTATACCGAGCCTGATGGCAAGGTGTTTATAGGTTCAGATGCGGTCCGCGAGCACCTGGGCATCTCCTACAGCGAGGAGACAGTTGCGGCCGATCATGCACTGATTAAGGAGTTTCTTCAATGGCGGCAGGCTCGTAACAATGCCGAGCCCGTTCGATCCTCGACGCCCATCCCGCCGATGCCTCCGTGCCCCCAACCCGAGCTCATTGGCAAAGTCGTATGCAAGAAATTCACAGTCTATGAGACTACGAAGGACTTTTATGGCCGCGTCAAGTGGGACGAGGAGACCGGACAGTTCTATGTGCAATACGAAGATGATGACTGGGAGCATGTTTCCGTTGACGTTATCAGACGCTACAGCGTCACGATGTCTCATTTCTTCGACAAGATCGATGAGACCGGAAACAGGTCGAGGAAGTTTTCTCGTTTCCTGAAGTTTCTGAGCAAAAACAGCCGCCGCCGCGCCCGTGTGGCCTTCAGGGATCTGGGTCTAGATGTTTACCTTCATGACGGCATCGGCCCATACTTGTGGCCTCTGCTCGGCGAAAACGAGGAAGAGAAGGTGGCCGTTTCCAAGAAAGTCCTAGAGTATGTGTATTATAATTAAATTGTTTGCATTAAGTAAATGCCCAGTCCCTCCAAGAAGTCTGTTAAAAATATCAACAAGCTCATGAATGCGTTAGGTATTAAGCTCACTGTTCGCTCCCCTTCGAATACAGTCAATATTATTCATAATCGTTTAAACAAGGCGGGTATTCGCCTGACCTCGCGCTAAAATTCGCGTCTTGTCCACGTCATATACTTTTGACTTTAAGAACAACATAAATGGATCGCCTCACTATTCTTAACGAGAATATTTCTCGCTTTCAGGAATGTTACAAGGGTCAGCCCGAGGGACTCTACCGGACACCGAATGTAACCCAGATTGCCGCATACGAGAACTGGATCAATGAACGTGACAGTCTCGTCAATGAGATTGCTAAGCGCGAGAAAAAAGCGACCTCTGCTCAGATAGCCCGTGCTCTTATAGATGTTAACATAAACGAGGAGATTCCTCTTAAGAGGCTGTTTTGGATGCAGAGTGCCGATGTGAACACCGAGGGACTACTGCAGTTGGCCGAGTGGCGCGTCCCCGAGACTATCACTATGTTTCTTGAAAATGGAGCAGACGTGAATGCCAGGGACTCCGAAGGCTTCTCGGTTCTGGAGATGGTTCTGCAGGGTCACGATGGGTATTGGCGCAAAAATTCACCCCACTGGAACAAGGAGATTTTCGAGATTTTCGCCAAGTATAAGGTCAACAGGACCGTCCGCCAGTGGATAATAGATGAATGCTGTATAGGCGCCCCAAAATATGTATTAGACTTTTTAATGTAAAATTCGTGTTCCGTGAGAGTCATAATTGAAAGAGTCGAAAAATGCAGAAGTCGAAAAATGGCCTCCTACACTGAGAAGAAGGCTCAAATCACCGAGGAGATTGATAAGATGAACGCCAAGGTGGCCGAACTGGTCAAGAAGCGCGAGGCGCTCCTGGTCGAAGAGGCCGTGCGTTACACAGAGGCGGCCCAGCCTTCTGCCGCGACCAAAGTCGCACAGGCCCTCCTCTCAGTTCACAATGAGCACGATGTGAGTCTCGAAGTTCTCTTCGGACCTCAGACTCCCGAGGTGAACACGGCGGGTCTGCTACTACAAGCCGAGTATCGCAATGCTTGTGATATCGAGATGTTTCTGGAGAATGGCGCGGACGTGAACGCAAAGGACAATGAGGGTTTCTCGGTTCTGGATATGGTCCTGCAGGGCCACGGCTACAACTATCGTTTCCCGGATTACTGGAACAAGGAGGTGCTCGATGTCCTCGCCGAGTATAACGTCGAACGTAACGCCGTGGAGGGTTGGATCATCAAGGAGCGCTGCGCAGAGGCCCCCCAATATGTTCGAGACTTTCTAGGACTTGATGTGTAAAAAATTGTGTTTTGCTCTTGGCATTGTCCCCTTTGTTCCATAGTTCGACAAAATGGTAAACACCTTCGTGACCTCGAGCAACCTTGTGGAATGCGCCAAGTCGCTCGATTATCGTCGACTCGGCAAGCAAAGGGTCGAGGCTTACCAGATCTGGCGGGCCCTTAGTGGAATCACCAAGGGCTGGAAGAACCACCCGGCCGCCAAGGCCTGGCAAGGATATACCTGCGCCCTTGCGATGTATACAAATGTAATGATTGATGAATGGATCGCACGAGGCTACAAAAACACCATGCAGAAACTACCGCACTGCAAGACACCGCGGTTTCCTCCATGGTGGGGTTGGGAACCCCTCATAAAATCGCACCAGGCCTCTTTGAACAGAAAAGATCCTTCGTTCTATTCGTTCAAAGTCGGGCCCTACGCATCATACGGCTACATATGGCCCTCAAAAGTCCCTGTTGAATATCAATGGGTCAAGGAGCCTGTCCTCGAGAAACTTGCCGAAAAGGTCTAGACATCATATTCTCTGCAAGCTATCGGGTCGATAATACACATTTCGTCTTGGCGCTCTTCCTCGCGCTGACGATGCAGTTCCGTTGAAATTTCCTCGACGCGGTCCCATGCGACGCGGCATGAAGGTGTGTTATTTCCTCCGTAGCATACATTTTTCGCGTATTGAATTGCGAGTTTCAAATGTTTTGGGTGGAGCTTTGTTCTTTGGGGTCGAACACAACATACAACCGGAAGAACCTGCATTATTTATAATAACAATAGATACTTTATCTCAAAGAGCCGCGCGCCTCTGACCTATACTGACACCCTCGCGCCGTCCCTGGCGCCGCGCCTCTCTGACCAGTTTTGCCCAATTTTCATTCGTCTTCTTAGTGGCCCATGGGACGTTCTGTGCGTGCTTTAAATATTCCGTTCCCGTTGGAGCATTAAATCTAATTCTGTTTAGAAGGCCCCCGGGAGTCTTCAAGTGTTTCGTAATGACTGCCAGAGCTCGCGACTCGTTCTCACCAATCTTGCGCTTCAAAAAATCCACACGCGCCTTTGCCCTATTCAGTTTATTTTTAATATTTTTCTCCCTTTTATTATACTCGGTCGAATCAACACCCGCTCTTTTATAGGCCATGTGAGGCGTTAGAGTCCATATGTGCGGATACTGTCGCTTGAGCATTATTAACTGGAACACATGGTTCTTTTCGATCTGTTTCAGGTTTTTCTCTGCATTGCGCAAATTGGCCGAAAGTCCTTTTTCTTTATTAATGGCCAGGTTGAGATTCTTCTCGAGCTGGGAAAGACGCGCCGCGTCCTCAGGACTCGGCTGAAAACGCGCGTAACGGCCCGGATTGTTCATAGTGTTATTCAAATAATGTTGATAATTGCTCTCTATTTTGTTTTTAACAATTTTAATTTGCCGTGCAATATTTCTGGAGGTCATTTACTGTTAGTAAATTTTTTAAATCTCTTTACCTGTTGGCAAGAACTTGTAAAAAATTCATGTTCTGTATGTGCCATTGTCCGGGGGAGGTCTTTCAGACCCGGACACAATGGCTCGTGAGGTTATCATCATGGTTGGCTACCCGGGTTCGGGCAAGTCGACAATAGCACGCGAGCTTGACGCGACCATCATTTCTGGGGACGTTTTGAAGACTTCCGCAAAAATGATAAAGGCGGCCGAAGAGGCTCTTCGGAGTGATTCCGAGCAGTCGATCGTTTTCGATGCGACCAATGCTACGAGGGCAAAGCGTGCGGAGTATGCATCCTTTGCCCGGCGTTACAATAGATCAGTGCGATGCATCCACGTTGCGACCCCTATCGAGGTTTCTATGGAGCGAAACCGTGGCCGTGAAAAGCCCGTTCCGAATATCGCTCTCTATCTTTATAGAAAGAAGTTTGAAGTGCCAGTAGAAGAAGAGGGAATGAATGTTTTGATAGTGTAAAATTTATGTCACCCAATAGTCAAGCAAGTCTGATTAATTAGTTGATAGAACAAACAAAATGTTCACGGTTATCGGATCTTCTATTACAATTCCAGGCTCCGTGAGTGTCTGGACTTTTGACAGCCGGTCAAAGGTTGGTGAATTCATCACAGCCAAAGGCTACGCAGTTGATCACTGGGACATCATTCACATCAGTGTCTACGAGTCGACCATTAATTCCTTCGGGCCGGCGAAGCTCTCGCTTCAGAGTGTCGAGGATTTTTACAAAATTGGTGTGACAAGAGGGCCAGAGTTGGCTGAGACCAAGGAAGTTCCCACGCAAAAAGAATGGCCTTCCACGTCATCTCCAACTCGGGAAAGACTTACTATTGCGGGTCATATGACTATGCCCTGCGGATGCTAATGGAGGTTGGTGGGGTTATAGTGGATGCCGAAACAGGGAATCCAGCAGTGGCGCCCATTGTCGAACCCGAGCCACCATCTGAATATCACCTGACAAACGATGGTCGTTCGATTCTCGAAAAGAAGCTGGGCAGGCCCGCGGGCGAACTAACGGACCGTGAGCTTATGGACGCCATTCCCGATGCAGATTGGACCTATTCGTGGCACAAGGATTGGGAAATTTTGGAAGGTTGGGGGTTGGCTTATCGCAAGTAATTGAAGTTTAAAAATTCCGTCCCATCGTCGAACGCGCGTCTTGAAAACTTTTTACGGATCCCACAGGACACGGTAAAAAAGATGTCGTCCAAGTGCCAAACTTAAAAAGTTGATTTAGGTTATAAAATGTTTCAAATTCAGTATATCGATTTCGGAGAAGCGCAGGCCATTCCGATCACTTACGCGTTTTTTGCGGACGCAAAAAGAGACGCCAATATTCTGAAGCCGGAAAGGGCCAAACAAATTGTTAACCTCAAGACGGGCGAGACAGTCTGGAGAACACCGGTCCCGCAAGTTATTCCTAGCTTTCTCAAGTTTAATTAAAGAGTCTATTCCTTAGTCATATAATGTATATAGCCTGTTCAGTCCGGGGTGCTCTGCACCCCCGGTGTCCCGTATGGGCCTACTGGGAATAGTTTCTCTTGTTGTGCAGAGCGCATTCTCCTCGCAAAGCTCCATCATCTCGCTCGCCGTGAAGGAGTCAGACCCGCCCGATTTGTTCATTGGGCCTATAGAAAATTCGGACCTCTCGTGATTGAGAGGATGCGCAAAGATGGGCTGCCCGGAATATCTTTACCCTGCGTCATTTGTCGCAAGGCACTTGATAGAATAAGGCTTCCGTGGATCGCTCATGTTGAATCTAGGTGGTATAATAGCACCGATCCTGATGTTCCAGATTCAAAACCGACGAATAAGCAAAGGACGCACTTGTGGAAAAACGCGTCTTGGGTGCGGCAAGATTGAGTAGTAGTCTAGTGGACTACTTAAACATGCGCGGCCTTAAGAACCTAGGAAATACCTGTTATTTTAATGTCGCCGTTCAATGCCTGGCTCATGCACCGCCCCTGGCCCATCACCTTATGCTCAATGAATACACAGGACTCTGCGCAATTACATTCGAGTATCAAAAGGTCCTCAAGCAGCTCTTCATTCGCGAGACCGAAGAACCCGTTGATCCGTCGGACCTTCTCGGCGCCTTCCGCAATCGCTTCACGGAGTTTGAAGAGCGAAAGCAACACGACGCTCAGGAAGTTATTCTCAAACTTATGGCAGTATTTGAGCAATCTATTGGGATCCGAGCCTTTACCGGAAAAGATGTGAACGGTCCAATGACGACTCACCTCGTGGCCGTTATGGAACCGGCCGGGCTAGAGGACCTGGTCGAAGTTCGGGACGTTGTGGAATGGCCGCTCATTACGAGTTTTACATTCGTAATGTATGACCATAAATTTCCAGTAATTTTACCATTCGAATTCAATAATAAAAAATTATATGCGGTCGTTATGCACAAAGGGTCCTCTGACGAGGGGCACTATGCCCTCCTCGTCAAAGTGCACGGGAGGTGGTTCCTAAAAGAGGACGCCAATGTTTACGAGTTACCTTGTCAGATTGAGACTATGAGGGGCGATTTTTATATGGCCTTTTACAGGCCCGAGAAGTGCATTACGTGAAGATTGTAGTGTAGGTCGCCGCGCCGAAGACGCATAGCATAGCAAGGACCCCACTGTAATTTACTATTTTTGGAGTAACTATTACGATATTGTCTTTAGCCATTTTTACACTCGCGTGTTCCGCTCGACACATAGGGCACTTCAGTTTCTCCTTTAAGCATCTTATAATACACTCCAGGTGAAATACTTTTTTACAGCAGCCGATAGTCGTGAGTGTTCCATTGAGTTCAGTGAGGCAAATAGGACACTCCGGTTCCATTTTTATATGCATATTTTTTAATGGATTGGTTCCCTGTCAGTCTCAGACTTTCGAATGCATGCCTCCGTGACGTCTCCCCCACGCGCCACCACCACCCACTGGCCACCCTCCCCAGCCTCTGCTGTAATCCCAATCTTTCTCGAGGGGGCGGCCATTCCAGGCCGGGTAAGTTCGCTCGGGCCGCCGCATAAAAATAAGAGCAAAGACAATCACGAGCGCCACAATCGCCAAGTTTTCCATTTAGTATATTTAAACATTTTATTCCTCCTTTGTCTTTTCGAGTTCGGACTCTTCAGTTTCGTCCTCGAGATCATATACAAAAGACTTCTCGGCAATTTCCAGAATCTTTTGAATCCGCCA